TGAGTTGTTCGCCAGGAGACAAAGACCTGGATGGCTTGCGTGGGGGAATCAAGTCTCGCCAACTTTACTGGGCTCGCCACAGGCGTCATGCTGAAGAAAGGCACCCACCCCCAGGGAGTCTTCCGGCAAAAGTCGATTGGGCCGGAAAACCCTGCGGACTTCAGCCTGCGAGCGCCTGCGAAATTTTTGCAGGGGGGTTTTTACGGCCGAAAACCGCATTTTTATGGGACGCACCCCGCAGCCCACCAATCTGAAGGTCATTCGCGGCAACCCGGGCCAGAGGCCCCTCAACTCTTCCGAGCCACAGGCTCCGCCCGCTGATCTGACCCCGCCCGAAGTCCTCGACGAAGTCGGGCTCGAAGTCTGGAACGAGATGGCGCCGCTCCTGTCGAGGATGGGCGTCTTCACGCAGGCCGACCGGCGTCTCCTGACTCGCTACTGCCTCCTCCAGGAGCAGTTCGCTCATGTCGTGAAGCACGTTCGCGAGAACGGGATGACCCAACTGACTCAGACTGGCTACTCGCAACTCACAGCGGAGGGTGCGTTGTTCAAGGGCCTGCCGGCCGAACTCTTGCGAATCGAGCAGCAGTTCGGCATGACGCCGGCGGCTCGCTCAACCCTGAAGGTCTCCAATGCCGCTTCCCAAGAAAATCCTCTTGCCGCGTTTATCTCGAAGCGAAGCGGTTGAGCAGGGCAAGTCGTTCTACTTCGACCCCGACAAAGCCCAGCACGCGGTCGATTTCTTCGAGAAGTTCCTCGTCCACTCCAAGGGCAAGTTCGCCGGCCAGCCCTTCACGCTCCTGCCCTGGCAGAAGCACGAGGTGATCGAGGAACTCTTCGGCTGGATGCGAGTCGACACCGACACGCGGAAGTTCCGAGTCGGGTTCATTGAGGTGCCGAAAAAAAATGGCGCCTTGGCCCCCGCAGCCTAGCGTTGCGGGGGCCAAGGTGACCCGGCAAATCGACGCTTCTCTCTGGCATCGGGCTCTACATGACGGTCGCCGACGGCGAGTCGGCCGCCGAGTGCTTCGGCTGCGCGACGTCTCGCGAGCAGGCGAGCATCGTCTACAAGCAGATGAAGGAACTCGTCCAGGCGAGCCCCCACCTGTCCCAGATGCTGGAGGTTGTCGAGTCTCGGAAGACGATCGCCTGCACGCCGACGAACTCGTTCTGGCGGGTAATTTCTTCTGACGCCGGTCGTCAAGAAGGACTCAATATTCATTCGCTCTGTTACGACGAAATTCACTCGGCGAAAGACCGGAAACTATGGGGGGCCGTCCGTTATGGTGGAATTTCCAGAGCCCAGAGCCTCATCCTCGCCATTACAACTGCCGGCACAGACCGAGCGAGCGTCTGTTACGAACTGCACGAACACGCCTTGAAGTGCATGGTCGATCCTTCGTTCGACGACCAGTTCTTCGCCTTCGTGGCCGGGGCGACGATCGAGGATGACTACCGAGACCCCGAGGTCTGGAAGGCTGCGAATCCATCCTTTGGCGTCACGATGGACGAGGAGTCGTTCAAGGCCGACGTCCGCGATGCCGAGGGCTCGAAGGCGAGACTGGCGGACTTCCTGCGATACCGGCTCAACGTCTGGGTGCAGGGCTCGAACAAGTTCGTCGACCTGACCCGCTGGGAGCGATGCAAGCGAGGCTACCCCACGCCGGCCACGAGCCGCGAGTGGTACTGCGGCCTCGACCTCGCCCAGACCTGGGACGTCAATGCGTTCGTGGCAGTCTCGAAGGCGATCGACGAAGAGACGGGCGACGAGGTCTTCGACGTCATCTGCAAGTTCTGGATACCCGAGGACAACGCAGCCCAGCGGCGAGACGAAGTTCCCTACGTTCTCTGGGCTCGCGATCCCAAGTCAGGCCTGACACTCACGCCGGGCGACACTTGCGACTACGAGTTCATTCGACGAGACATCCTGGAGTTCGCGAAGAAGCACCAGATCGCAAAGATCGCCGCCGACCCGTACAACGCCCACCATCTCCAGCAGCAACTTCAGGGCGAAGGGTTGAACATGATAGGCTTCTCGCAGACCTTCAGTTCGCTCAATCACTCGACGAAACTTCTGGACACGCTGATTGCCCAGGGGCGACTGAGAACTGCCGACAACCCGATCCTGAACAACCACGCCTCAAACTGCGTTCTGCGGACGAACTCAGAGGGCTACATCAAAATCGCGAAGCCCGGCCCCATGAGTCCAGCGAGAGTTGACGGCATGGTGGCTCTCACGATGGCAGTCGGTCTCGCCAACGACGCCTCAGCCGGCGCCAGGATGCCCGATCCGGAGATCATCGTGCTATGAGCGAAGAGCGTGTCATGTCCGACATTGTCTGGACACCGGAACGTGGGATGGAGACGCCGGAAGTCCGGTCGATCGCCTGGAACAACTTCCTCCTGTCGGACGAGATGTTCATGGGCCAGTGGCGGACGGCCGCCGAGATTCGGATCACGCCCGAGACTGCCCTTGCCAGCACAGTCGTATTGGCTTGTTGCCGCATCCTGGCCGAGACGATTTCAAGTCTCCCGCTCCATGTGATGCGGCGAAACGGCGACGGCGGCGCCTCGCCGGCCAGTGACATCCCGCTCTACAAAGTCCTGGCCTTCGCGCCCAACGAGTGGCAGACCAAGTTCGAGTTCTTCGAGCAGATGGTCATGAATCTCACCCTCTGGGGCAACTCCTACAGCCTCATCCGATCCGGCCGCTATGGAGCGGTGTCGGCCCTCGACAACCTCCACCCCTCCCGGATGGACGTCGAGAGACTTGAGAACGGCCGCCTGCGGTACTCGTACACGAATCCCGAGACCGGACGCCTGGAGCGGTACACCCAAGACCAAGTCATGCACATCCGCTGGACAGCGGAGCCGGATGGCATCAAGGGCATGGTGCCGATCGAGATTGCCCGCGAGGCGATCGCGCTCGCGAGGGCCTGCGAGATTCACGCCAGCAAATACTGGGCGAACTCCGCCCGCCCAGGCGTGGTTCTCCAGACCGACAACTCGCTCTCGCCCGAAGCGGCCGAGCGTCTGCGGGACAATTGGGAGAGATTGCATCGCGGCAGTGACCGGGCTCATAGAACCGCAATTCTCACCAACGGACTGAAAGTCGAGCAAATCGGCTTCAATGCCGAGCAGAGTCAGTTCCTGGATTCGCGGAGGTTCCAGAGCGAGGAGATCGCCCGAGTCTACCGGTTGCCTGTCTCGCTGGTTCAGGGCCAGAGCAGCGGCAACATGGAGGCGACCGGGCAAGAGTTCGTCACCTACACGCTCGTCCCCTGGCTCCGTCGCATCGAGAGCGGGATCAGCCGGTCGCTGATCTACAACGACGACGTCTTCTTCGCCGAGTTTGATACGAAAGCCCTCATGCGAGCGAACAGCAACGCTCGCGCGGCCTTCTACTCGACGATGCAGAACCTGGGCATCTACTCGATCAACGACTCTCGTCGCGACGAGGGCCTGCCTCCCATCGAGCATGGCGACAAGCACTTCGTCGCGATGAACATGATTCCGCTGGAGCAGGCCGTGAAGGGGCCGCAGCAGCAAGACCCAATGGCAGCGATGATGGGCGGCGGCCCGCCGCCCGAGATGCCCGGCGCCAAGCCAAGTCTCCCGGGAGTCAAGGACGGCCACGCGCCGCCCGAAGCCCCCAAGGGCGAGGCATCGGAGAAGAAGCCAGAGCCGCCTCTCGCCGAGGGCGACGTCGTGACCTGGGGCGACGGCAAGATCGGCGAACTCAAGCACATCATGGACAAGGGGACGCTCGACCTGAAGAGCGGCGAGAAAGTCGAGGTCAAGCCGGGCGAGCCGGTGGCCTTGCTCGTCGACCCCAAGAGCGGTGAAGAGTTCGCGGTCAAAGTCGCGGAACTCCAGAAAGCGAAGCCGGCCGAGGCCGTCGAGCAGCGGAGACTGTCGCCGCAGAACAAGGCCCTGTACGACGCGCAAGAGGCTATCGTTCGCGAGAAGGGTCGCTGGTCACAGGCCGACGCTCACTACCAGGAGCGAAACCCGTTCGCGTCCCGTGGCATCCACTGCCGCAACTGCGTCTACTACGAAGAGGGTGGCTCGTGCGAGATCGTGAAGGGGTCGATTCGGCCCGACGCGATCTGCAAACTCTGGATCATCCCCGAGGAGCGACTGTCGATTCCCGAGCAGCGAGAGGGCGAGCCCGAGCATCGCGACGACAACTGCGGCCGCGAGAAGGGCGGAGTGTTCGGGCCGAAGAACAAGTGCCAGAAAGATGCAGGCGAGGGCGGCCAAGACGAGCCGGCCAAGAGTGACACAGCCAAGCCAGAAGAGAGCAGCGTTTCGGCCAGGGTGTTCCCTGAGAGGTCGGCCAAGTTCCGGAGTGCGATCGACGACGTCGTCGCCAAGTCGGGCGGCGACCCTGCGAAAGTCTGGGATCGAAGCAAGGGCCTCGCCGAGACTCCGCCGCCGGCCGAGGTCGGTAAGTTCGCCGACGAGCAGCAAAGCCAGACAGGCAAGCCACTGACGCCCGAGGCCGAGGCTTCCTACACGGCTCTCGTCGACGAGATTGGCCGCCAGTACGAGGCCCTGCTTGCGTCGGGCCTGAAGGTTCACGCCTGGAAGGGCGAGGGCGAGCCCTATGGCGATCCGCCGGGCAGCAGCCGCCCCAACTCCGACAAGATGCGTCGCGACATCGCCGACAGCGGCGAGTATTCGTTCTTCATGACCGAGAGCGGCTTCGGCGCCGGCAACGTCACCGAGAATCATCCGATGCTTCGGCCGACGAAGTTCAAGACGTCTGACGGCGAGCCGATGATCGCCAACGACTTGTTTCGCGTAGTCCACGACTTCGTGGCCCACGTTCGAGGCGGCTATTCGTTCTCGACCAATGGCGAGTTCAACGGAACTCTCTCTCACGCCTCGACGCTCCCCGAAGCAGCGTGGCCGGCTCTGTTCGCCGAGACGTTCGGCCAGAACGCCGTGTACGAGCGGACTGGAGGGTACGCCAACCAGAACGCTTACGCCTCCGACGCGGGCGCAGAGATGATTCGGCGGGAACTGTCCAAGCGACGAGGCGAGTCGAGAGCCGAGGACAACGAGTCCGACAGCGACGAGCCGCTCGGCTGGCAGCACATCAAGTCTCGGCCGCATCTCGCCAAGTCCTTGGCCGAGTCTAGGGCGTATTGCCCGACCGGAAAGGGCGGCGGAATCAAGAACGACTGCTCTCCAAACGAGGGCGAGGGCGGAGGCGAGAAGGAGTTCAAGACTCAGGAAACCACGAGGGCCGCCCTGAAATCCATTCGAGAGACCGGCGGATTCAGTGTTGACCCATTCACGGCCGAGAGCCCGACGACCGGATACATGGTGTCTGTCGTGCCGGCGGCAGAGACTATTCTGGACACTCCCGAGGCCGTCACCGACGAGGTGATGGAGAAGTTCCTCAAGGACAACGAGGCGGCCTTCCGCGAGCGTCCAACGCTCCATGTCGGTGGTTGGCTGGACAAGGCAACCGGGAAGGTATACCTTGATCTGTCCGAGCAGTTCGACAACTTGGACGACGCGATTGATTCGGCGGAAAGCACGAATCAGTTGGCGATCTGGGATTTGAATGTCGGCAACGAAATCCGGAAGGAGGATTACAGTGCCAGAAGGACAAGAGGGCGAAAAGAACCCCGGTCTCGTTCGCTTCGATCTCCCGCGAGGGCTCGACGCCAAGGCGATCGCCGCAGCGATTCGCGAACACGGACGTCGCATTCTCGACGAGGAGAAGGCGAAGAAAGAGCAACAGCCCAAAAAAGACTGATCGCCATCGCGTCTCGCGCGATGGGCAGCAATATGCCCCGCGTCGAGGTTCGCGACATCGGCGAGGCGATCGCGGTCTACGATCACCGCGACGATGTGCTGCTCGTCTCGCCCACGCTTCCGGAGGAGTTGCAGGCCGGGTACGCCTCACAGGCGAACCCCTACATCCACGAAGCGGCTCACCGGATTCACGCCAGGGCGAACCCTCAGTCCTATGAGGCCGCCGCGTCGGTCGAGTTCTCGGCCGAGCAGCGACAACTGATCGGCGAGGAGGTGTCCTCGATCGCCGCGATCGACGGACGCGAGTTCGTGGCCGAGGTCTTGGCCGGCATTCTGGCCGGCAAGAAGTACGGACACGACATCCTGTCGCTCGCCCGGGAGGTGGCCGGCAGTGAGGTGATTCCGTGATCTTTCGCGAGGCGACTCTTCGCAGCGGCGACTACCGCACGATCTTTGAAGAGCATCGCGCGATGGGCTGCGGCCAGAATGCCGACGGCACGTTCGCGCCCAAGAACCAGTGCCAGGACGACGGGGCAGGGGGCGGCCTGCCGCCCAAGCCCCGCGACGACTCTTGGAAGAGGAGCGACAGCGAGGTGTCGTTCACGGGCGACAAGTCCCCGATCTCAGGCGGCTCGAAGATCGAGTCCCTCACCATCGCCCAGCCCAAGGCCGTGGCCGCCACGATGAAGCGGCTGGGCGTCAATGACCTCGACTCGATCGTCGCCATCGGCGGCGGCGCTGTTCGCGGTTCGCGAATCTCAGTCGGCGACATGGACGACGAGGCGATCACGGTCTCGCTCACCTCGCCGGTCGATCCATCCGATCCCTCTAGCCCGAATGCAACCACCAGCGTGATGCTGATGGAGGGCTTCGGAGAAGGCGAGACGGTCGTCGACTACTCCGACTTCCATCCGGGCGGAACGCTGGGAGATGCGAAGGCCCAGGAAGGCGGCGAAAACAACGCAAAGCGGCTGCGGGTGGCGAGCATCCTCAAGCAGCGGATGCTCGAATCGCTGCTCGCCGCCGACAGGGCCGGCATCACGAAGGCCGCCACGATGGCGGTCGGCAGAAAGGGCGACCCCTACGTCAAGGGCTACAGACTCTGGCCGACGTTCGGCTTCGACGCCAAAGTTCCCAAGTCCCTGATGGCGAAGATTCCCGACGAGATTCTGCTCAAGGCC